TCTTATTATGTCTTTTTAGCTTTAACTAATCCCACAAGTGTTGGATTTGGGAGAACTACTACTTGGAATACAAATATTCCCAATCCAACTGATAATTTAGAATATTTAAGTCATTATAGAAATACCTCGTTATTTGGTAAAAAGATTACATCCGCTAATATTAGAAGACTTATAAGAAAAGTTACCTGGACATCTAATACATCTTATGAGATGTATAGGCACGATTATAGTATTCAGAATCCAACACCAAATTCCAACTCAAGCAGATTATATGATTCAAATTATTATGTAATCAATCGTGATTTTAGAGTTTACATTTGCATAGATAATGGTTCTTCATCAACAAATCCAAAAGGAGGTAAGTCTCAGGATGAACCCACATTTACAGATTTAGAACCTTCTGCCGCAGGAACAAGTGGTGATGGATATGTTTGGAAATATCTATTTTCAGTTTCTCCAAGTGATATTATAAAGTTTGATTCAACAGAATATGTTGTTGTTCCGAATAATTGGGCAACCTCAACGGATTCTCAAATTGTAAGTGTAAGAGAAAACGGAAATTCTGGAAGTGTAAATCCAAATCAAATTAAAAAGGTATATATCGCAAATGGAGGAGGTGGATATAAATCTGGTGTTGTTGATATTATTGGTGATGGATTTGGGGGTAGAGTGTCCATCACAGTTAACAGCAGCGGATCTATTGTATCCACTCAAGTAGTTGCGGGTGGTTACGGATATACTTGGGGAATTGTTGATTTATCAACTCTTCAACCAGCATCCATATCAAATCCAGCAAAATTAATACCAATCATTCCACCGTCAAAGGGGCACGGTTATGACATTTATAATGAATTAGGAACTGATAAGGTATTGGTATATGCCAGATTTGATGATTCTACAAAAGATTTTCCAACTGATACCAAATTTGCACAAGTTGGAATTATTAAAAATCCAACTATTTTTTCATCCGATACTGTTGTTTTTACAGAAAATCAATATTCGTCACTCGGAGCAATTGGATTATCTACATCTCCTTCTACATCTCCGGTTATCGGACAAAAATTTACTCAAGCAGTATCTGGAGGAACCGCAAGAGGTTATGTAGCATCATATGATAGTGAAACTAAAGTTCTAAAGTACTTTCAAGATAGATCTTTATATTATGGGAATAGTTTAGATCAGACTGATAGTACAGTTCATTCCGGAGTTTATAATTTTGAATCTACTGGAGCATCAATTATCGGAGATTCCAGTTCTTCATTTTCTGTTTCTATCAATACTAATTTAAATTCTAATAAAATTACAATTGGAAGTAAAGTTATAGATTTGGGAGTAACTTTTACGGCAGGTCTTGCAAATCCAGAGATAAATAAAAAGACGGGAGATATAATTTATATTGATAATAGACCTCTGGTAACAAGAGATATTAGACAAAAAGAAGACATTAAAATTATCTTGGAATTTTAAACAAAAATGGCACAAAAAACAAATTTAAATATCAGTCCATATTATGATGATTTTGATTCTTCGAAGAATTTTTATAAAGTTTTGTTTAAACCGGGATTCCCAATACAAGCAAGAGAACTGACAAATCTTCAATCAATTTTACAGGATCAAGTAAAATCTTTTGGAAGTCATATATTTAAAGAAGGTTCTATGGTGATTCCTGGCAATATTGCCTATGATGGAAATTTTAATTCCGTAAAACTCAATTCGACTAATTTTGGAGTTGATATTTCTCTTTATATTAATAATTTTATCGGAAAAAAGGTAATAGGTCAAATATCAGGAACTAGCGCAATAATTCAATTTATTGCTCTTCCGGATGAAATAAATGTGGAGGATCTAACAATATATGTAAAGTACTTGGATTCTGATAATAATTTTGAATTTAAGCCATTTCAAGATGGTGAATCATTAATCGCAGAAGAAAATATAACTTACGGAAATACCACAATTAACGCAGGAACTCCATTTGCATCATTAATTTCATCAGATGCTACATCTGTTGGATCATCGGCATCTATTGGTGATGGTGTTTACTTTATTAGAGGATACTTTGTAAATGTATCTAAACAAACTATAATTCTGGATCATTATAAGAATGATCCATCATATAGAATTGGACTAAAAATCGATGAATTAATTCTCAGTGCAAAAGATGATAGTTCATTATATGATCCATCTAAAGGTTTTACAAATTATGCGGCACCAGGAGCGGATAGATTTAAGATTAATTTAACTCTAACTAAAAAATTAATATCAGACACCAATGATACTGATTTTGTTGAATTGCTGAGAGTGGAAGATGGAAAGATTAAAAAAATAGAGACAAAAACTCAATATAATATAATTAAAGATTATATTGCAGAAAGAACTTATGATGAGTCTGGAGATTATACTGTTAGACCATTTAATGTAACAGTAAATAATTCTTTAAATGATAGAATAGGGAATAATGGATTGTTTTTTGATACTGAAACTACCGAACAAAATAACGTACCGTCAGAAAATTTAATGTGTCTTAAAATATCTCCAGGAAAGGCTTATGTGAGGGGATATGATGTTGATAAAATATCAACCACAATTATTGATGTGGAAAAACCAAGAGACACTCAATCGATTCAAACTGCAAGTATTCCCTTTGAAATGGGAAATAATATAAGAGTTAATAATGTATCTGGTACTCCAAAAAATAAAAGTAATATAGATTTATATAATCAACTTGGTTCTACGGGAAGTGTAATTGGTAATGCAAGAGTATATAGTTTTAGTTTAGTTGATTCTGCATATGTCAATGCTGCCACTAATTGGAATTTGTATCTTTATGATATTCAAACTTATACGACCCTAGTTTTAAACACCACAATATCAAATACGGAATTGCCTGCAACATCGTTCGTAAAAGGAAAAAGTAGTGGTGCCAGTGGATACGCAGTTTCTGCCGGTGGGGCATCAAATACAATCAATCTAAGGCAAACTTCCGGAACTTTTTCGGTTGGAGAACAATTAATTATTAATGGATTAGATTTTCCAAGAACTATCAGAACAGTAACAGCATATTCCTCAGAAGATATTAAATCTGTAAAACAGAGTTCTTCTGGTGCATTTCCAGAATTCACTGCAGATTGTTTGCTCGAAAGATTTGCATTTCCAAATGGAATAACTGGAGGAACAATTAGTGGAGGAAATACAATAATAAGTCCTGGAAAATTTTTTACTGGAATAAAAATTGGAACAATTATTAGATATACACCCGCAGTATCACAAAACTCATTGTCTGTTGCCTTGAGGACAGGGGAAGTTATTGGATTGGGGACTAACATAACTACTACCGATACATTTAATAGAATAATCTCAATTTCAGAAGACGGTACGTCGGCAACAATTTCTCCTATAACAAGTGTTCCTGACGTTTTTAATGGAAATGTTACGAATGGAACTTACAATAATATCTCTATTGGTGCTCCGATTATAATAAATGAAAATTCTGGATTTTTATACGCACAATTGCCAAATTTTAATATCTCTTCCGTAAATTCTTCGGGATCATTATTAACTCTTTCTGAACAAATAACGGAACGATCAACAAATGCAAGTGGAGTATTATCATTTAATTTATCTGCAATTGCAGGAATTTCCAGTGCGTTTTTTGCGACATTTGATCAGGAGAGATATTCGGTACATTATGGTGACGGCGGAATTGGTACAGTAACTTCAGATAGATTCTCAATAAGTGGAAATACGGTAACAATCAGCGGATTGCTCCCAAATAAAACCGGTGTTGTTGTCAATACCACATTGATTAAGAATGGAATTCAAAGTCAAATAAAAACTTATAATAGAAGTCAATCATTAACTGTAACAAGATCAAAGTATCCACAATCAGGAACTGGAATTAGTTCATCAATTGGAGATGGTCTTACATATAATCAATATTATGGTCTAAGAGTTCAGGATGAAGAAATATCATTGAACTATCCAGATGTGGTGAAAATAATATCAGTGTATGAGTCATTTGATTCTTCTGCACCGGTTCTAGATCAAATACAATTTGGTGCAAGTTCTGATGTCAGTACAAATGCAATTATTGGTGAAAATATATTTGGAAAAGATAGTAAGGCAGTTGCCAGAGTTGTTTCTAAACCATTTTCTAATGTATTGGGAATTGTTTATTTAAATTCTGAAAGATTTTTAGTTTCTGAATCCGTAGTATTCAAAGAATCAAATATAACTACGGAGATTGAATCCATCACTCCCGGAAAATATAAGGATATTACAAATTCATATACTCTTGATAAGGGGCAAAAAGATCAATATTATGATTATTCAAGAATTATTAGAAATAAAAATACAACCGAACCATCTAAACAACTGCTAATTGTATTTGATTATTATTCTGTGCCGTCTAATGATAGTGGAGATGTTTTTACCGTATCGAGTTATGATAAAGAAAGATATACACACGATATTCCTTTTATTGGACCAAGATCCGTAAAAGCATCCGATGCTTTGGATTTTAGACCAAGAGTTCCAGTATTTACATCTACGAATTCTTCTCCATTTGATTTTTCATCAAGAACCATAGAACCCGGACGAATTTTGGCACCAAATGAAAGTTCATTACTTGGATATGAATACTATCTGCCAAGAATTGATAAATTATATCTGGACAAAACCGGTAACTTTATTCACGAAAAAGGAATATCATCGAATAATCCAAAGGCACCGGATAAAAGTGATGCCGTAATGGAAATTGCCATCATTAAATTGCCACCATATCTCTATAATCCGGCAAATGCCACTGTGACATTAGTGGACAATAGAAGATATACAATGAGAGATATTGGTTTAATCGAAGATAGAGTTGAAAATTTAGAAAGAGTGACCTCACTATCTTTACTTGAAGTAAATACTCAGACATTACAGATTCAAGATGCAGATGGAAATAATAGATTTAAAAGTGGATTTTTTGTAGATGACTTCAAAAATTATAGTTTTATTAATAGAGGTCTGTCATCAATCAGAGTTAATACTGCTGCCAATGAACTCACTCCCATAGTCAGTAGAAACTCACTTAAATCTCAGATCAAACCGGCATCTTCTATTATTGATGAAGATTTAGATCTTTCGATAAATTTTCCATTATACGATCCAAATGTAGTAAAAACAGGAAAGGCAGTAACTTTAAAATATGAATCTATTGGATGGATAGAACAGGCATTTGCCACAACAGTAGAAAATGTAAATCCATTTAATGTGATTGTTTATAATGGAGATGTTAAGTTAAGCCCAGAAATTGATAATTGGGTAAGAACAATTCAACTTCCTGATAAGCATATCAGTGTAACTTTAAATTCCGCCAGAACAATTGAACAGAACTTAACAAGCAATGTTTTAGTCACTCTACCTCAAATTAATACTGAAACTGCAGAAACTAATAGATTACGAACAGTGCGGAGAGCGCGAAGAATAAATCAAGAGTTGCGTGAGAGAGGAGTTCGAAATGGTCAAACATTTAGTTTATCTGAAGTTACTGTCACATCGAATACCGTCACGAACACAACTTCTGATACTGCAACAAGTGAAAATTTCGATACAGTAAGCAACACTGATACTACAATAAGAAATGTTTTAATATCATCTTCAAATGAATCGTTCATGAGATCCAGAAATACTCAGTTTTCTGCGTC